ACAAAACATCATCATGCACCGCAATGCGTTTACGCTTGCAGTAGCTGACCTTGAGTTGCCTGAAGGCGTTCACTTTGCTGGTCGTGCATCTGATAAGGAAATTGGTTTGAGTATGCGTGTGGTTCGCCAATATACAATTAATAACGATTCCATTCCTACACGTTTGGATGTGTTGTATGGCTGGGCACCACTCTACCCAGAACTCGCTTGCCGTGTTGCATCGTAAGCATTAATTAGTGGGGCCTAAAAACCCCACTTTTTTAAACCAAATTAAAGGAAATAATCATGAGCAATCCAGGACCAGCATCAACCCAAACGATTCACCCATCAAATCTAGCTTCTAACCAAGCTATCCGTTTGATTGGTGTTTTAGTTGGCGCAAACTTGAACCAAGGTAACAACACAGATTTGTTAATCCCAGTTCAAAACACAACTAACTTTTCAGTTAGCAACGTAATCGTTACCAACGCATCTACCAGCTTGTCATCGGCCACTATTGGTCTATACCCAGCCGCTAATGCACAAGGTACAGCTATCGTTGCTGGCGCTACTGCACTATCAGGCAATACCGGTGCTTCAGTAGTTAACCAGTTAACTGTTGCTTCTACTGCAACCCAAGCTGAACAAAATTTGTATGTTCGTATTGGTACAGCACAAGCCGCTACCGCTGACATTTATGTTTACGGTTACGACTTTAGCAACTACAACTTAACAAACCCTATTGGGGCTTAATTAAGTAAGAAGTAAAGGAAAAGCCATCCTCAAAAGGGGTGGCTTTTTTCCTATTTAGACTTATAATTAATCATCCTCATTTAAAGGAAAAATCATGTCACTTCAAACTACAGTATTGCGTGGAAATATCTACGCTTCTTTCTTGGTTTATCCATCTTTAACACCAGCACAAGTTTCCAGTAGCACAACTGTTACCCAAACTTTTACCATTCCTGGCTTAGTTGTTAATGATTGCGTAAATATTTCATTTAATGGGGCACAAACAACCAGCATCAGCATTGTTAATGCTTGGGTTTCTGCCGCTAACACATTAAGCATCCAATTTGTAAATGCTTCTGGTTCTGCTGTAACCCCAGCGGCTGGTACTTACGTTTTGGCTGTTGACCGTTTAGAAGGCACAATTCTGCCAACTAACGCCGCTTAAGGACTGACCATGGCTAACACATCGGTATATCGCTTTATTGGCCCCACAACGGCAATTACCGTTAGTGGAACGTCATCTACTGCTGTAACTATTACCCCAGCCGGCAACGACCAAATCAACTATTGTGGTTTCCTCAATACTGGTGCAAACCCTGTTGCTATTACCATTGCCCCTGTAGTTCAGGGTTCTGGTACAGCACCAGCGGCGGTCTTGCCAACTGGCGGGAATAGCAGTCAATCATTTGTATTGGGCGTAGCAATGTCCCAACCTACAGTCATTGCAGTACCACAAATTTTCAGCATTACCACTATCGGTACTTCTGGAACTTTGTATGTAATGCCAATGGCCGACCAATCATAAGGAATAATTATGGCAAACCCAGGCGTAGCAAATAGTTCAGTAATCAATCTTTTGCCCGTACAGGCCGAATATGATGCCAATGGCAACTGCCTGGGTCTTTTTGGTCAAGGCGGAAACGCATTACAAACACCATTAAATGCTACTAATTTAAATATTGAAGGCAATTTAGTAATTTCTGGTACAAACCCAACATTAGGTTCTGGTTGGGGTACAAATCCTTCTATTCTTGCTAACAACACATTTTGTTTTAAAGTAACCGTTGGTACTGGCGGTGCGGCTAATGGAACAATTAACCTTCCTACTGCACCTAATGGATGGTTAGGATTTGCGGCAGACGTTACTAGCGGCAATGCAGTATTTTTGCAATTAACAGGAAGCACAGCAACTTCAGTAACTTTTACTAGTTATTCAGTTACTACTGGTGCGGCCGCTAATATGACTGCTGGGGACATTGTTCTAGTCAACTGCATCGCTTATTAAGGTCTAGCATGACTAGCCCATCAAATTCTGCGATACAGAATTTACTACCCGTTCAAGCTTATTTTAATCTTGACGGGTCGTTTAATACCTTTATTGGACAAGGAAAGCCGTTTTATGCAACGGCCAATCCTTTTCAATCAGGTTTAACAATTACCAATAGCACACTAGATTCAAGCCCAATTGGTTCAACTAGCCCATCTACGGGTGTTTTTACTAATATCAGCACCACAACTGGCCAAATAACAACCCAGCCAAGCGGTGCAACCGATATTGTTAACTTATTGGCATTGCAATCTTATGCCGCTGGCATTAGCTGGAAACAACCAGTAGCTTGTGCAACCCTTACAAACATCACATTGTCCGGATTACAAACAATTGATGGATATACAACCCTTGCTGGCGACCGTGTAATTGTTAAAAATCAATCAACACAAGCAAATAACGGCATTTACATAGCCGCTTCAGGCGCATGGACACGTTCTTCTGATGCAAATACATGGAATGAATTAGTTTCAGCGATTGCGTTCGTAGAATACGGCTCACAAGCTGGTTCAGCATGGTTCTGCACAGTAACCCCTGGCGGAACATTAGGAACTACCCCTGTAACTTGGTCGCAATTTACAACTTCTGCTACTTATAATGCTGGTACAGGGTTAACCCTTACAGGCTTTACATTTAGCATTACAAATACCGCAATTACAGCCGGTTCTTATGGTTCTGCATCATCTGTAGGTACATTTACAGTCAATGCACAAGGTCAATTAACTGCCGCAAGTAATACAAGTATTGCCATTTCTAACACACAAGTGTCAGGTCTTGGCACAATGTCAACCCAAAATGCAAATAACGTAGCGATTACTGGTGGAAGCATTACAGGAACGCCTATAAGCGGTTCTACAGTTGGTGGTACTACTATCACCGCATCTACTCAATTTAGCGGTCCTGGAACCGGTTTAACAGGTACAGCAAGCAGTCTTTCTATTGGTGGTAACGCCGCAACTGCAACAACGGCTGGAAGCGCAACAACCGCAACTACAGCAACCAATTTAGCTGGTGGTGCAAATGGTTCTTTGCCTTATCAATCAGGAAGTGGTTCAACCACATTTTTGGCCGCTGGAACAAATGGTCAATATTTAACTTTATCTAGCGGTATTCCAGCATGGGTATCTTTGCCAACTAATGTTTCATCATTTAGCGCCGGTACAACTGGATTTACACCTTCTTCACCTTCAACTGGTGCTGTAACGCTTGCTGGTACTTTAAATATTGCAAACGGTGGTACAGGCAATACAACTGGTCAAGCCGCAAGTGTCGCTAATTCCGTTACATTTAATAACAGCGGAACAGGCGCCGCATCTGGCACAACATTTAATGGTTCTGCCGCCCAAACTATTTCTTACAATACCGTTGGCGCATCACCATTAGCCGGTTCTACAAGCTTAACAACCCTTGGAACAGTAACAACAGGCACATGGAACGCTGGAATTATTGCTTTAGCGTATGGTGGAACAAACGCCAATTTAACTGCGGTAGCCGGTGGCGTAGTGTATTCAAGCGCATCTGCTATGGGAATTACGGCCGCCGGAACAACTGGGCAATTCTTAACTTCTAATGGCACAAGCGCCCCAAGCTGGTCAACAGTAACAACTGCAATTACGATTACAGACGACACCAGTTCTGCAACACCTTATTACCCATTGTTTGCCAGGGTAACTTCAGGAACAACCAATACTGAATACACCAGTTCTACAAAACTTAATTACACACCTTCTACTGGTCTTTTGGCCGCAACGTCATTTAGTGGCGCTGGAACAGGTTTAACAGGAACAGCAACTAGCTTAAGTATTGGCGGAAATGCGGCAACTGCAACTTCTGCAACAACAGCGACTAATTTGGCCGGTGGTGTAGCTGGTGCAGTTCCTTATCAATCTGCAACTAATACAACTGGATTTACTGCGGCTGGAACAACTGGTCAAATATTACAATCTAATGGCACATCAGCACCTACTTGGGTAACATTTACAGGTGGTGCAACGATTACAGACGATACAACTACTAATGCTACTCGTTATCCATTGTTTGCCGCCGCCACCAGCGGAACACTTTCGACTGCTTATACATCAAGCACAGAGTTAAAATATAACCCTTCTACTGGTGATTTATCAGCACAACAACAAGTAGCAAGTAATGGTATTTTTGTTAATAATTTAACTGTAGGAACAAGTTACTCAATCGCAAGCGGGTATAGCGGTCTTTCTGTAGGCCCTGTAACAGTCGCAAGCGGTAAATTAGTAACAGTTCCTAGCGGTTCTAGATGGGTGATTCTATGAGTTCAATGGTTCTTTCAGGCGATACAAGCGGTACAGTTACAGTTACAGTTCCAGCCGTAGCTGGTACGAATACATTAACGCTTCCAGCAGTTACTGGAACAATATTAACCAATAAATCAGTTGGAACTGTTTTGCAAGTTGTTAGTACTAATTATGCAGTTGCAACATCTTCCACTTCTAGTACTTTTGTGAGTACAGGTTTATCTGCAAGTATTACACCATTATTTTCTACAAGTAAAATTTTAATTATTTGTAGTACAAGTGGTTCTAATTCTGCTTTTCAACAAGCATCTTCTTTTACAATTTTTAGAGGTACTGTATCTGGAACAAATCTTGGTGATGCTACCTATGGAATGGCAAGACTTTATAATGCTTCTTCACAAGTTGATTCTTCAATTTGTTTAAATTATTTAGATTCTCCAGCAACTACATCCGCAACAACATACACAATGGGAATGAGGGTTGGGTCATCGCCATATACAGTTACTGCTCAACTTGAAAATAGGACTGCAACAATTACATTAATGGAGATTGCAGGATGATTAATTTACATACAGCAATTTTTTTACTTAATCCATCCATTGTTACGATTCGTGGCGATATAGCTTATGACGCTAACGAGCAAGAAGTAGCCTATGACAAAGCTGCCGTAGAAGCTAAATTAGCAGAATTACAAGCCGAAGAAATTGCACAAAAAAAAGCAGAAAATGACGCTAAAGAATCTGCAATAGCTAAATTATCAGCCATTGGCTTAACTGCCGATGAAATTAAAGCATTAACAGGAACAGCATAATGGCATACGGAACAGTCAATGCTGACCAAATAGGCACAAGTGTAGCTGGCTCTAATTTAGGAGCTGGTAACGCTTCTATTATGAAGAACCGCATTATTAATGGTGCGATGGTTATTGACCAAAGAAATAATGGTGGTAGTTTTACTCAGACCACAACTACAACTTATACTCTTGATAGATTTGCATCACAAGGAACTGTAGCCTCTAAATACACAGTCCAACAAAATGCTGGTTCTGTAACGCCACCAGTAGGATTTACAAAATATTTAGGAGTAACATCTTCTTCTGCTTATTCTGTTGGTTCTAGCGATGCTTTTACTATTCAACAATCTATTGAAGGTTATAATATTGCCGACTTAGCTTGGGGAACTGCTAATGCTAAAACTGTTACATTATCATTCCAAGTATATTCAAGCCTAACAGGAACTTTTGGTGGTTCTATTCGTAATGGTGCATTAAATCGTTCTTATCCTTTTACATATTCAATTCCAGTTGCAAACACATGGACATCAATTAGTGTAACTGTTGCTGGTGATACCACAGGTACTTGGGCTACAGATAACTCAACAGGAATAAATATTGTATTTGGACTTGGTGTGGGTTCTACCTATAGTGGAACAGCAGGAACATGGGCTGGAACAAACTACAACACAGCCACAGGAGCAATATCCGTAGTAGGAACAAGCGGAGCAACCTTTTACATTACTGGTGTTCAACTAGAAGTAGGAAGCATTGCTACTGGATTTGAGTATCGTCAGTATCAGCAAGAGTTAGCTTTGTGTCAGAGATATTATGAAAATACTATTTATACTGGATTAGGACAAACAGCAGTTTCAACCACAGCAACTACTGCTGGAATATATAACTTTTATCAATGGAGTTATAAGGTTACTAAAAGAGCTTCACCTACTGTCGGTTTGGCTACTGGTTCGTATAATGGTAGTAGCGCAACAATTTATTCAACTGCCTCAGATTCATGGTGGAGCGCAGGAGGAAACTTTTTTGCTGCTGGTACATCAGGAAACATTGCATTAACTGCTACTGCGGAACTATAAAATGTATAAATTACCAATTACTCAATTAGGGCTTGATGGAAAACCTATAGAAAATAACAGCGTAATTCGCTTAAGCGATAACGCAACCATCCCTTTTGACTCAGCCAATACAGACTACCAAGAATATCTAAAATGGGTTAGCGAAGGCAATGTTGCCCAGCCAGCAGATACACAAGGAACAGCATAATGTCGATTGTCCTCGATGGCTCGCAAGGAGTCACATTCCCTAATGGTACTAATCCACAAGCTGCACCTAGTAAAGTGTTGCAAGTGGTTAATGCT